ATTAGAGAGTATAAATCCCTGCAATTCCTCCTGGCGGTTGTGTTAAGCAGGGACTCTCACTTTTTATTTATACTATGAAAGTAACTTTTTACAAATCAATTAAGGATGTATCACCTTATCAGAATAAGGATGTAGGATTCTACCTAGATAGGATAAAGAATGGCAAGTCTGAGCAGTTATGTAAGGACCTTAGATTCTCTACTGATAAAGAGGAAAGGAAAGCCATTAAGATGCAACTGCCTGTTGTTACCTTTGGAGGTGATTTCAGTAAGAGAAATAATGCATCTCTAAGAAAGGCATCAGGATTACTTACTTTAGACTTTGATGAGGTGCAGGATCTACCTGCTCTAATTGTAGAACTGAAAGCTCACAAATCTATCTTTGCCTGTTGGACATCACCATCAGGTAATGGAGTAAAAGCTCTAGTCAAAATACCAATAGTACAGGATGACAAAGAATACAAAGAATATTTCAAGCAAATATCTGCAGTATTCAATGGAGTAGATGAATCAGGGAAAGATATTGCAAGAGCTTGCTTTGAATCTTATGATCCTGATATCTATGTTAATCTAGATGCTGAGAATTATATCATTGATTATGATGTTATCCCATTTGAGAGCAGTGAGGTAGGTAGTATTACTAATATTAAGGTATTAGATACTGATGAGATAGCTAATAAGCTGATGACTTGGTTTAAAAAGAAGTATAATTCACAAAATAGAAACTCCTCACTCTATAAATTAGCAGCAGCTTTCAATGATTTTGGAGTGGATAAAAATACCTGTCAAGATTATTTAAAAGGATTTGAACAGAAAGATTTTGGATCTGTAGAGATATTAGCTCTTATAAATTCTGCCTATAAAAAGACTGCTAACTTTAATAGTAAGCAATTTGAAGACAAGGATAAAAAAGATAAGCTGATTAATTTTGTGTTGAGTGGTAAGTCTGATGCTGTCATCTTAGAGGAGTTTAAAGAGTACAATAAAGAGAATATAGAGTCAGAGATTCAGACTATTAAGGAGGTAATAAAAGTAGATGAGTTTTGGAAATATGATTTTAAAGGTGATGTATTAATTATACCATACCGATTCAAACTATTCCTAGAGAATCTACAGTACTATAAATACTATCCTGTAGCTAATACTAAGACCTTTGTCTTTATAACTAAGAATGAGAACTTTATTAATCATGTCTCTGAGTTTCAGATAAAAGATAGAGTAATGGAGTACCTGGTGCAATCAAATCGGATACCTGTATTTGATGCTGTAGCTGAGAAATCTAAACTATTCACTCCTCAATATCTTAGCATGATAGATACTGCTAATGTAGAGATGGAAAGGGATGGGATAGACTATGGTATGATTTACTATAAAAATGCAGCTGTAAAAGTATTTGCTAAGCACCATGAGATATATGAATACTCAGAGCTAAAGGGATATGTATGGAATAATCAGATAATAGATAGAGATTTAATAGATGCTGATCACCATGAGTCAATGTTCAGGAGCTTTATTTGGTTTATCTCAGGGCAGGAGGTAGAGAGATATGATACTATGAAGAGTGTAATAGGCTATATGCTACATTCTTATAAGACATCAGCTAATAACAAAGCAATTATTCTTAATGATGAAACTATCAGTGACAATCCTAATGGAGGTAGTGGCAAAGGGATTCTGATTAATGCTATAGGATACATGAAGAAAGTTAGCACGATTGATGGCAAGACCTTTGACTCAAATAAATCATTCCCATATCAGACTGTATCTTCTGATTGCCAGGTCTTAGCATTTGATGATGTAAGAAAGAACTTTAACTTTGAGAGCTTATTTAGTATAATCACTGAGGGACTTACTATTGAATACAAAGGTAGAGATGCAATTAAACTACCTGTAAAAGACTCACCTAAAGTACTTATCTCTACTAACTACACTATAAAAGCAGATGGTGGCTCTTTTAAGAGGAGGATGTTTGAGGTAGAGCTAAGTAGTTACTTTGGTACTCATCACACTCCATTTGATGAATTTGGCTATATGCTATTTGAGGATTGGAATGAGCAGGAATGGGCAAGGTTTGACCATTACATGATTAACTGCTTGAATTATTACCTAGAGAATGGTCTAGTAGAATCTGAGGCTAAGAATTTAGAGCTAAGAAAGTTTATCAATGAGACAAGTCAGGACTTTATTGAATGGGTAGATAATAAGAATCTAGGATTTGATCAGAGATTAAATAAGGTGTCAATGTTTGAGAACTTTATAGCAGAATACACTGATCAAAAGAAGTACCTTACTAACAGAACTTTCAATAAATGGTGTAAGAAGTATGCAGAGTATAATGGTAAGGAGTATGTAGATGGATCTAGCAATGGTGCTAGGTGGTTTGAGATTAAGTCACAAAGAGATCCTGATGTATGGGATACAATAAATTATAATTGATATGAACAAAGAAAATAAAGCAATCCTCAAAGCCCTAGAACTAGCTAGCCTATCAGCTAAATATCCTAACAATGCTTACATTCCTCTATCTAATTGGAAAGATGACTCAGCTAATGCACTGACTCAATGTATCACTGCATTTATAAATTTCTCAGGCTATCAAGCTGAAAGGATTAATACAATGGGTGTATATAGAGAGGGTAAGAAGATACAGGTAGGTGAGAATACTAGACAGCTGAAAGGCACATGGACTCCTAGCACCTCCACTAAAGGCTCTGCTGATATATCTGCCACCATTAGAGGTAGATCAGTGAAGATTGAGGTGAAGTATGGTAAGGATAAGCAGTCAGAAGTGCAGAAGAGGTATCAGGAAAGCATAGAAGCTGCAGGGGGTACATACTTTATAGCAAGAAATTTTGATGAATTTATGATTTTTTATTATAATTTTATTGCAGATATGAATTAATTGATTATCTTTGTTGAAATAATTTAAATTTATACACATGGAAACAAAAACAAAAGCTGTAGTACCAGCACCTGTACTAACTCTGCACCAAAAGCTACACAAAGCTAAGCAGTCAATCGGCAAAGTAGCTAAGAATGCTACCAATCCTCACTTTAAAAAGTCATACAGTGACATTAATGCAATCACTGAGGCAGTAGAACCTATCTTATTAGAGAATGGTCTACTATTATTACAGCCTATTCAAGGCAATAGTGTATGCACTCAGATAATCTGCATAGATTCTAATGAGTCTATTGAGTCATGTATGGAATTACCTGCAGGATTGAATCCTCAGCAAGTAGGATCTGCAGTCACTTACTATCGTAGGTATACTCTGAGCAGTATCTTATGCCTACAATCAGTAGATGATGATGCTAATCTAGCTAGTGTACCTGTTAAGGCAGCTAAGCCTGCAATCACTACTCAAAGATTTGAGGAGGCATTAGTATCTATTGAGAATGGCAAGTATACATTTGAAAAACTTATAGAGGCATTTGAATTAACTGATTTACAAAAACAAGCTATTAACCTTAATAAAAACTTAAAGAAATGAAAACAATAACACAAGCAGGTTATGAAAGAATTGATAGATATTATAATGCTATACCTGATTTTAGAAAAAAAGAAATGTATCAATCTGATGTAAAAACTAAACATAGTATTAGCAACGGTGATTGGTTTATTAAAAAAGGATTTGCAGTAAAAGTTGGTCATTATTATGAATTTAGAGATGGTATTACAAGAGATGAAATTAAAGCTGCAATGGGATATGTAATAACTAAAGAGTCAGAACTACCTTTAGAAGTAACTAATACTATTAAAGATGCTACTACTGTAGAATCAATGCATAGTGGTGATTTAAAAAAGTCATCAATTTTAAGAACTTATTGGACAAATTTAAAAGAATCTGATTATTTTTTAGCTAGATCCTTTTTTAATGTTGATGGTATTCTAGTAATTAATTTAGGAACTACACAAAGAGAAATTTATATAGAAAGAAGTGTAAATAAAACAGGACATGAAGAGCCATATAATCTATCAAAAAGAACTTTATATAAATTTGATCCTATTAGAAATACAGGTAAAATTTACGATAGAGGTAGTAAAGGATATTGGTTAGTGCCTGTAGATTGTTTAGACATAGTACCAATAGAACAGCCAGCACCTGTTGAAGTATATAAACCATTAACTGCTATAGAGAAAGCTAAAACAATTAATGAAATAAGGACTGCTACAGCTTTATCTTTTAGAGGTCAGCTAGCTAAGTCTTTATTGTCTAGTATGATTAGTGGTAATCATACTATTAATAATCCAATAGATTATGACAAGTTAATTTGTGATTCTTTTTACATAGCAGATATATTACTTTTAGAGGATCAGTTATGAAGTGGAGATGTTCATCAATAGGAAAATTAATGACAGCATCTAGGACTAAGTCTGATGTGCTGTCACAAACTGCTAAGAGTTACATAGAATCTATAGCTGATAATGATTTTTATGGCTTAAAGGGTGAGATGTCACCTACTCCTGCTATGACTAAAGGTACTGACATGGAGCATGAATCAATTAACTTAGTTAATAGTATATTTTTTACTAGTCATGTTAAGAATACTGAGAGGCTAAATAATGAATGGATAACAGGTGAAGCTGATATAGTTACTGATACATCTATTATAGATATAAAAACATCCTGGTCTTTAGATACATTCCCTAAAATACCTGAGAAAGCCTATGATGCTCTTTATGAGTGGCAGGTGCGTAGTTATATGTGGCTCTATAATAAACAATATGCTCAGGTAATTTTCTGCATGATAGATACTCCTGATTATTTATTAAATCAATGGGCTGTATTAGAGTTACACAAAGTAAGTCACATAGATGCTGAGAAGAGAATCACAGTACTAAACTATGAAAGAGATCTAGAGATGGAGGAGCAGATAAAACAAAAGATACATTATGCTAATGAGTACTATGTAACATATATTAATCAATTAAATAACAAACAAAACGGACAATAACATGAGAGATAAATTCTATGAGGCTGCCATGATAGCAGCTATGCAAGCACTAATTCAAAACAATCCTGGTATCAGCTGTAAATTTGCAGCTAAGAAAGCTCAGGAGTATGCAGAACAGTTAGCACTACTGCAGTATGGTGAGTACAATCCTAATCCATTCCCTACTAAAGTATTATGACTGAGAAAACACTAGCAATTATCCTAACTATAGTAGTCTATGGATTTGCACTGATCGGAGTATATAAATTAATAACAACAATAATATGAATGAGTACAAAGTAAAAGGACTTATCAAAGTGATAGGTGAGACAGTACAAGTTACTGAGAAATTCTCTAAGAGAGAAGTAGTAATAACAGTAGAGGATGGCAAATATCCTCAGCACATCAGCTTGCAAGCTACAGGAGATAAGACAGCTCTACTAGATGGCTGTAGAGTAGGAGAAGAGGTAGAGGCATCATTCAATCTGAGAGGTAGAGAATGGCAGGATAAACATTTCAACTCTTTAGAGTTATGGAAGATAGAAGTATTAACTGCAGCTGCAATAGCTCCTGCTCATGTACCTGATAATCCTGGAGATGATCTCCCTTTCTAAAGGGCAGAGCCTAAAGGACTTTATGATTAAAGAGACTAAGTCTAAGCTCACCCAAAGATATAAGCTCAGCCATTATGCTGAGGATATCGGAGTCTCTTACTGCTCTATTTGGAGATTCACTAATGGTAAGGCTGTGAATGAGCAGTTCTATCTCAAATGGTGGAAAAATTATCTTAATAATTAATAACTTTATGGCAGTCTTATGGCTGCCTTTGTTATTTTTGGCAAATGAATATACTAACCTACATTACAGCATCATGGTTTATAGTAAACTTTGAGCCATTACAACTACTGATTGATTCAATCTTTAGGAAAATTAGGTTTAGCAATCTAGCAATATATCTACATTCATCTGCTAGCTGTATTAAATGCGTATCTTTTTGGCTAACATTAATTTGTACCTGGTCCTTTGTTCAGGCAACTATTGTGGCTCTATTGTCGTTCATATTACAGGAATGTTTACAGAAGCTGAGCAAGTAATAATACAATATGTTTTCAGTTTACCTGAGAAAGAGCAATCCTATAAGACTCACTTATTAAAACTTAAAGCTATTAAAGATAGGCTGCTTGGTTATGAAAAGGAATGCTTTTGTGGTAGTGTGAGGAGAAAGATATGGCTTAAGGATTTCAAGCAATGGTATGAGACCTATACTTGACAATTACATATCAGCTCACTACAAAGAGATAAGGAAATATACTAACTATTTTCTAGTAAGAATGAAGTCTACAATATCTGCTGATGCTGTAATAAATAACTCTTTTTTATATTTATGTAATATAGATATAGAGGTAACTGATCCAGGTAAGGTCAAAGCATATCTATTGAACACTATTAAGATGCAGATCCTATGGTCTACATCACTAACTAATAGACAGGAGAGAGTGACAGCTACAGATAGTACTATGCCTATAGTGATGGATGATGATACGGATTTATGGGATAAGATTAGAGAAGATATGCAGTATCAGGATAACATGGCAGTGATTGAGACATATAGAGGTAGGATTACAGATAGAATTAAGCTGATAGTTTTTCAGACTTATTTTGATAAAGGATACAGTACAGCTAGAGCAATGGCAGAATATTTTAAAATACCTGTTACATCTGCTCACTATTGGATACAAGAGATAAAAAACGATTTAAAACAACTAAGAGATGAAAATTAAAGATGAGTACATTGGAGCTAAGATCTCCCACAAAGGTAACAGGATTACTTTAGATGCTAATAGATATGATTACTTTGTATCTATAGGATTAGGCTATATGTTTGAAGAGCCTACGGTATCTGAGCCTAAAGTTATTAAGTATAAAGCAGTCAAAGGACCAATACCTACTCCTGTAGTAGATGAGCCTACTGAAGTAACTGAGGAGGATGGCACAGAAGCAGAGTAGTGTATCATTCTGCAGAAAGCCTAAGGTAAAGAGACCAGGTATTCATGCTAAGAGTAAGACCTCTAAGCTGAAGTCAAGTAAAAATTATATAAGAAATACAAGACAAGGATAATGGACCTACTACAGAAATATAGAGAATCCTTTGCTGATTCATATACTGACTATCCTCAAGAGGCTACTGAGAATGCTAAGATAGCACTAAGATGGGCAGAAGAGAATGG